ATTCTGCAAACTCTACAAACTGCTCAAGCTCCATTGTTGTACAGATACGGTTTCCAGGTTCATCATAAACTAAACCATCATTGATGTATAAACGCTCTCTAAGGTCTTCAAACGTTGCCCATACACTATCACTGTCAATCTTTGTAAACTCCACATCTGAGGGCATAATTAACGTGTCTACCTTAAATATTTTTCTAATTAACATCTTCATAACTTTTCGCGATTAAAGTCCAACCTAATAAAGCAATTCCAGTCCATATTGCTGTTGATGTGTCCCAGTAGTGATTTACAAAACCTACTGAAATAATACATATTAAAATGTAAATTATTGTTCTAGCGTGCTTCATGACCCATAATTTTTAAAATGAATAAATAGTTTTCTCCAATAAGTTTTTGTACTTCGGTTACTAACTCTTTTGAATACGGTACTTTTTCGCATTTGTTACCATAGCCAAATTTTTCTCTAATTTCTGAAATTTGACTTTCAATTAAATCTGCTGTTTTCATCCGTTGTATGTGTTTGTTTTTTGATTTTTAATCATCATGTTAAAATTACTCTTTCTATTTACTTCATGTGCTTTATACTCAGCTTTTTCACAAGCCTTATGTAACTCGGTAGCAAATAATGTGTTACTTTTTAAAATCTTGTTTATCATTATTTTGCTTAAGGTTTCAAAGTGGTCAAAAACTACTTTAAAAAAATCTTGCTTTGAAAAAACAACATTTAGCTCATTGAATCTACTTTCAACTACACCTCTGTTGTCTTTTAAGTTGGTTAAAATTGTTGCTTTCATTGTGTTTATGTTTTTAATTACATTACAAATATAAGTATTAATAATTAATAAGCAAACTTTCAAGCAAAAAAAAGCGATTTATTTCTAAACCGCTCCAAAACACTCTATAAAGATACTAAAATTCTTCTAATAAACAGTACGTTATCCTATTTTGATTTTTAATCATGTTAATGATCATGCTGTATTGCTCTACATTATTGCATACTTGACAACCTGCTGAATACCCACCAATGTTTTCACCAATCTTTTTAACAGATAAATCGTTAGATATTGAATGAAAATTAATACCGTAACCACTGCCTTTAATAGGTGTTCCGATTTCTTCGCTTTTACTGTCTTTATCTCCGTCACGGTATACAATGAAGTTACCAACTTGTCTAAGCGCAGGCATTTTACCTTGGTGTAAACCATAAGCCCAAACATCATAATACCATTCGTTGGACTTAACAACCGCGGCACCTACTTTGTTATATTTAAGAAATCCACCTTGTAAGATTGGTGTACCGGGGTTAGTCGTGCCTGTAACAACTTTAACAAATTGTTCACCATTGAATAAGTAAAACTTATCGTCATACTTGTTTGGTGCATCCTCATTGCTTCTAACACCAAGGATCCAATATCCAACAGGAATAGTTTTAAATGATTTCAACTCTTCTACTCTATCAAGTAGTTGGTCTGTTGTGTAACTTCTAACGTTGCTCATCTATTGTAAGTTGTGATAATACACCTGCTACTGAACCAACCGCAACCATATAAGGCGCAATTGCTAAACCGAAAGGCGGCGCGATTAAAACCGCTCCCAAACCTCCGATTACTATTCCAACGCTTTGTACTTTCTTCCAAAAGTTTGGCGTTGGTGCATTCCATCTATTTCTTAATAACTTCAAAACTTCCATCTTTATATAATATCATGTAATTACTTGAGTCGATCCATACCGTTTGAATGACTTTATTGTTTATTATTTGCCCTTCGTAAAATTTACGCTTCATTAAAGCTTACTATTACTGGGTTGTGGTCAATTTCTGGCAATAACCAGCCAAATAAAGCATCTGTGGTGCAGTTGAAATATTCCTCGTTGGATATAAACCAATTGCCATCAGCATCCAATGTTGGATTGAAATATTGAACTCCATCATATGTTTGCCCCACTAATTGGTCTTTTTGTTCTGTTGTTAATTGTCTAACTTTCATCATACGTTACGAGATAAAATTGTGTTGAATGATTGTACTGCTGAGTAGAAATTAGACGCATCAGTATCTGATAATCCATCCCCTATTGAAGCAAATGCTGTTTGTAAACTTGAAAAAGCAACAGCTCCTGTAATTGTATTTGCAGCTGCTAAATACAAAGGGATATTTGGCAAAATACCTGACCCATTTGTGTTGCTTCCAAAAAGAGTACCATTTTTAAATATTTTATTACTATTGATATTGGCTCTATTACCTATAAACATTCCATCTGTTCTTGAACCTAAATTAGAAAACGGAACTTTTAAATCTCCATTTGTAACATCAAACATATCATTTACTAAACTGCTAGAGGCAGAATCAAAATATAATTGATGACAGGTGCTTCCAGCAATAAACGCATCAAATAAAATTTGATTGCTTGTAAGTGATATATTACTCCTAGAATAATATGATGAGTGTGCATTTGACAACGACCAAGAAACTGAAGGTGTGAATTTAGTATCTGCATAAGCATTTGCTCCGTTTGGCAAAGCCCCTGTGCTTGAATGAGTCCACCCACCAAAGAATTCCAAGTAAAATGCAGCGTTTATTGTTCTAGGATCTTTAAGGTTGAATCTATGTTGAGCAGCTGTACCACCTACAAATGGATAAATGGCTTTCATTTTAGTCCAAATGTTTGCAGTTTTTAAATCAGTTACAAGCGAGTTTATCGCTGTTTGTTGTGTAGAATCTGAAATGCTCGCGGCTGTTATGAATGCTTGAGCGTCCGTGTCAAAAGTAACACCACCACCACTACTTGCTATTATCCCGTAATTTGCTAATATCATTTAAATATTGTTTTAGTTTAATTATATTTTCCTCTTTTGGTTTGTACTCTTTCTTTTTCTTCATAAATACCAATTTGTTAAATAGTTATTATGTTGTGGGTAAACATCGCCGTTTTCGTTTGTTGTATACTCTGGAAACAAACTATTGTTTTTACAAATATAGTCTAAAAACCTTTGTGAATACGATTCAGCAATACGTTTTTCTTTCTCGATTAAATAGTCAACTTCCTCCTTAGATACGATTTCACTATTCTCAGATTGGTGCTTATAAATCCCTTTATTTGAAATTGTGTAAGCGCAAAACGGTAAGTATTCCACCATTGTAAAATGGATCAACATAGGTTTTAAATACGACCTTACAAGCGTTATATAATTACCCGACAAAGTGTTGTTAGTAATATCCGTTTTAATCTTATCCAATAGCTTAGAACCCGTGTATTGTTGAATCCAAATGTTTTGAGCAACAAGAACAAATTGAATCACCTTGTCAACGTCTGTATTTGCGTTTAAAGAAGTGTATTCTTGTAGGTCTTTTTTTGATATTAATAGTGCTTCTGCCATCTTATTTCACGTCTGAGGGTAAATTTTTATTTCTTGGACTATATCCTTTTAATGGTAGGTTATTAGGATAAACAGAAACTTCCGAAGGGTTAGTTACTTTATACCCTCTTATCTCTGCTGCTCTTGTCCCTACCTTTTCAAACATATCTTTATCGTTTAACATATAAGTTAATCGTGACCATTTGTGGTGGCATCTCGGTCCACCATGGAATCTAAAAATATCGTATTTATCCGCTCCAAATTCTCCAAATCCTCTATTAACAACACTTTCACTCATTCTGTCAATATCCTCTTTTCTATACACTTTATTAGCACTCATCATTGCTTTACAAAAAGCTCTTTCGGGATTCGGGTTACCTGTATATTTATATCGAACCTTAAACATTCTGCCCTTTACTTGTTTATCCTGTGAAGATACTGCAGTAGGTCTTGCTGTGCCTGTTGATACAAAATTTAACACTTTATCAATTAAAGAAAGTTTTGTAGTAGTATTTTCAAGGTCGTTTAAATATTCGTTTAACGACTCTTCATTATCGTAATCAGCATCCCTCTCATCAATTAACACATAGTTTTCGTCAATATCTTCACCAAACTCATCTAATAACAATTCAAGCTCTGATTTATCTGAACTCATTTGCGTAATGTTACCTCCAGCTTGTTCGGGGACTAAACCAACTAAAGCTCTAACCTCATTTGGAGTCATTGACTCAAGTACTTTATTAGCTACCAATGGAGAAAGTGAGTTTATACCATCAATAACTCGTTTAGAATCCCCACCGATTATTTCACCGCTTGAATCTAAAGGTTGTAATGTTTTGAACGATAACTTTAAAGCAATACCATTGAACGATAATATTTTGTTAATCATTTCAACTATCATTTGTTGCTTTGGCTTTATTACCATGTTTTCAAACAATATTGCACCAGTTTTCATTTCGTCTGCATTGGAACTAAATCCTGTCGCAACCGATACACCAAATAACAATGGAGTAGTAACGTTATGTGAACGTAATATTTTGAACGTAGATTCTTCACTCAAATATTGGTAATGGTCTGGAGCATCATTTAAAGGTATTGAATCAATTGTTGTTTTGGTAGCTTCATTTTCATTAAAGGATATTACTACTTTCTTACCTTTTGAACCTGTTAACTTACCAATTACTTGAGCTGAAATTTCATCCTTCATCTCGTCAGTTGGGGTGCCATTGTTAAAATTTATTATACTTGTTGGTGAAAAAGAGTTACTAACCTCATTTATAAGGTATTCAGCCATTTTTTCCTCTCCT